CTACGGAAGACATGCAAATTCCTTTCATTAGGATTATTCAAGCATTGTCTCCACAGTTACAGAAGGACGATCCTCTGTATATTAAAGGCGCTGAGCAAGGCGACATCTTCAATACGGTTACACAAGAAGTGTATAAGGCAGACGAAGGTGTTCTTGTTGTTCCTTGTTTCTTCGAGAAGAAGTTCTTGGAGTTTATGTTAAGATCATCTGGTGGTGGGTTTGTAAAAGAACTCGCGGCAGACGATAAAGACATAGCTATGACAACTCGTGAGGGTAGCATAGAGCTATTACCAAATGGTAACGAGTTAGTTAGAGCACACCAGCATTTAGTCATTGCACAATCTGCTGATGGAACTTTTGCACCGAGTGTTCTTGATATGAAAAAGACACAGTTGAAAGTGTCTCGTAGATGGAATACATTAAAGAATAGCATAAGATTACCTTCTGGTAATGCTATGCCGATTTACGGAACGGCTTGGACTATAACTACAATCCCTGAGAAGAATGATCAAGGTTCGTGGTACAATTACAAGTTGGATCGTGTAAATGAACTTACCAAAGATATAGAAAGTATGATGCTTGAAGCTCGTGCTATGTATCAAAGTGTAAGCAAGGGGGAAGTTAAGATGGCTGCTGCATCTGCTGATGAGATGGCTTCATCAGAAAAGGACGAAGTGCCGTTTTAATTTAAGCTGGGGTCACATATGTATCCTCCAAGTGTGTGACCCTTTTTTTTTGGAGTGAAGAGTGAATTTAACAGAAGAATTATTACTTGCGTTTGAGGGTTTCAGTGGTGCTCATGGTCAGACGGAAGTTTCCAACCAAAGAATGAATGGCAAACAGAAAGCCAAATCATTTATCGTAAGACAACCACTAACATTAGAATTATTACAAGGGCATATTGATGGCAAGAAAGGTGTTGGTGCAATACCAATCAATGAAAAGAATCAATGTAAATTTGGTGCTCTTGATATAGATGAATACCCACTAGACCATCAACAACTTGTAAATAAATTAGACGAATTAAAAGTTCCGTGTATCGTGTGCCGTAGTAAAAGTGGTGGAGCACATATATTCTTTTTCTTTACAAAGTGGATGGAAGCGGCAGACTTCAGAGACAAAGCTGCCGAGATAGCTGCAGC